TTGACTGGACAGTTGACACTGTTCCTCTTCCTGCAATGTATAACGGTCAGAAGATCAACACTGGTCACTCTGCTCTGATCCGTAGCAGCGATAGCAAGGTGCTTGACGTTATCACGGATGACTGGAAGCCTCTTCAGAACCTTGAAGCTTTCCAGTTCTTCAATGATTTTGTTGGCGCTGGTGATATGTCCATGCACACTGCTGGTTCTCTGATGGACGGCAAGATGGTATGGGGTCTTGCAAAGATCAACGACTCTTTTGAACTGTTTGGTGGAGACAAGGTTGAAGGCTTCCTGCTCTTCAGCAATCCTCATCAGTATGGTAAGTCGATTGACGTTCGTTTTACTCCCATCCGTGTTGTCTGCAATAACACTCTGACACTTGCTCTTGGTGGCAAAGCTTCTAACATGGTGAAGATCAATCACCGTCGTGAGTTTGATCCTGATATGGTCAAGGAAACTCTCGGTATTGCTAGTGATAAGCTTGCTAAGTACAAGGAAATGGCTGCCTTTCTCGGCACCAAGAAATACAGCAATGAAAACATCGTTGAATACTTCAATCGTATTTTCCCCAAAACCTCTGACAAGAAGAACTCTGTTGCAGAAAAGGCTGGCCAGTTGCACAGTCGCGCTGCACAGTTTGCGATGGAAGCACTCCATGAACAGCCTGGTGCACAGTTTGCAGAAGGTTCGTGGTGGCAGGCAATAAATTCGATAACATATTTGACTGACCACGTTCTTGGTCGGTCAAACGATACTCGCCTTGCTTCTGCTTGGTACGGTGTCAATCAAAAGAAGAAGATTGATGCTCTAAATCTTGCGATGGAATACGCTGAAGCTTCTTAAGTCTCCTGTCCTGAGCATGACGGTAAAATGCTCATCTTCCTGGAGATTATGTTATGAACCCTGTTATTAAGAAAATCGGTGAAAGAACTGGATTATACATGGAAAATCACTTCTCTGGTGGTTTTCCTAATGATTCTTTAACTATTGTCGAAGATTTTGCTGAGGAAATTATTAGAGAAGTTATCTCTGTTCTACATAAGCGATACATGGGTGACCATAATCGAGAAGATATGGAAGTTCTTAATTGTATTGTTGATATTAAAAAACATTTTGGAGTTTAATAAAATGACTAAAAGTGATAAGATTAAGTGGGGTCCAGCAATCGACGTCAAGGTAGTCCGCGAGCGGCCCGACTGGCTGAAGGCCAGCGAAATCTGCGCGATCAAGGATCGTGGCACGTGGTTAGGCGAGGGCGGCACATGCAAGGCGTCGATGTGGTCGGCCATCAGCTTGAGCAGGTCGGCGGCGATGTGGTCCTGGCATGAAGACATCACCCAGATCAAGCTGATGGTCGATCATGACTACTACACCTTGCAGAAGTACAACGAGATGTACGGCACGTCCTTCACGTACTGGGGCGGGCAGAAAGAGAAACCCGACGACTGGGACGGCATCGCCGTAGTGCTGCGTAATGGCAGTACGATCCCCAGCCCAATCAGTTGGAGCTCCAACTTCTCGGGCAGCCCAATCAGTTGGAGCCACCCATGCCACCCTTGGATGAAAGGCGTCAATGGGAAGGGCGACGTCATCGGCTACACGCGCAAGGTGGAACCTGTAACCAAGAATAATACTGAAGAAGCAATCCCGCAGTGGGCGCTGGACGAGGCGAAGACGCGGTTGAACGAGGAAGTTGGTTGGCATCTTTATACGGCCGAAAGCTCCGCACCCAAAATCCTCGCCCGCATGATCGTGAAGCTGAAGCAGCCACCTGTTGATCCTGACGAGGAAGCTTTGAAGCGGATACTTAAGACTGTCTGCGTAGTAAAAGAACACTGTGGTGGAAACTGGCATTCCGCCCTCGCTCAGTACAAGAAGGAGATTGGCCGTGGTTGATAATATGCGAGTTGTGCGTTTTTATAAGAATCGATTCGTGTCAACTACTCAAGGTGCTGTGAACCAAAAAGAGTATACAGGTCGAACTGAAATCCAAATCAAAGTACATGTTAACAGTGTAGTAGGCGATAAAGTTGTAAGTTCTATGGAATGGCAAACTGTACCAACTGTAGATATGGAAGGTTGAAGTATGTCTTGTAGTGTTCCAGACTTGCTGGTGTCTCTACCAGCCGTCTTAATGTTGGCCATGTTCGTGTATATCTTTAAGCGACATCTAACGTTGGATGCTGCTTGGAATGAAGGCTTTGATGCTGCTAGTATGACACACGATAATAATAACCCTATCGGGCATATTATTGGTCAAAATACTGTTGACAATCATGTTGAAATCATGGTAGAACATAGAGACGGAACATGTGCCCGCTATAGAAAGGTTGAAGTATAATGTCATATAAGACTGTTGAACTATCGTATGAGCAACTTGATCGGATTGTCTGGAAGACTCTTGAAGAGACCCGAGACAATCTTACTAAAGACCTAGGTGCAAATAACAACGTGTTTGTCTTTGGTGATCCAGAGGCAGATGATATTGAAATCCAGAAAGCCATTGATGCGTTTGATCTAGTCATTGACTGGTACGTACCACTGGTACAGGATTCCAGGAGTCCTGGAATATTCCAGGAGAGTAATCCGATAACTTAAAGTATATTGATGGAGAATATGTAATGAAAACGGATGATGGCGGCTTTGGTATTTGTGTTGTATATCTTTTAATCGGTGTACTAGTAGGATATGCTATCGCATTTGATCGCATTTTGTCTTGTTACTAACACCTGGAAGAATGATGCAATAAAGCATCATGATATAAATACCTAGGTATCATTGCCACTTTATAATAGGAGAAAACTATGAGTATTGCATTAGGAATCGCGATTGCTATTATCGCATTTGTCGCTGGTCTTTTTCTAAGCCCAAAGGCTACCGCTGAAGTTGAACAGTTGAAGGCTGATCTTGCCACTGCTGAAGCAGACATCAAGGATCTGGAAGACCGTATCAAGGAACTTCTTACTCCAGCACCACCTCCAGCGCCTGCTACGAAGGTATCAAAGCGCAAGGTAAACTAATCTCTTGACATTTTATCATTGAAGTTTTGGAGTTTTGAGTCATGTCTTTGATTGCTTTTCTTGAAGATGATGATCCTATGGTCAATGAGATTCAGACATTATCAGAAAAAATTCGCCAAAGACGAATACAGATGCTAGTTCATTCATACCTCTATTATGAGATGGATAATAGTATCATTGATGACCACAAATGGCAACAATGGGCAGATGAACTAGTAGAACTACAAAGAAAGAAGCTTCTGATTGGCTTCTATGATGAAATGTTTAAAGATTGGACGGGCGATTCTGGTGCTTTTCTAAAGTTTGATCCTTGGGTCAAGAAGCGCGCGTTGCAACTTTTGAAATATAAAAGATAGATATTGATTGAGTTTGCTCTTGACATTTTATCACGAATCGTATATAAATAAGTTATCAGTTGTTTGAACGCGGACTGAAAGATGTAAAGACGGGAGTTCGATTCTCCCCATCTCCACCATCTACAATGCTAGTGGAATATGACTGTGATCTGCCATTGAAAGAGATGGCCAAACAGATACAGATTAGTATTGTAGTTGATGGGGATGACCTGGGATCGATTTGCATTGGATAGGAAAGTCTAGACTGATTCGCTGGCCGAGTGGCTAAAACTGTAAATGTCAACCTAGTTGCACATAATGATAATGATTTTGCCGCGATGAAAATCGCCGCCTGATCTAAACATCATTCGGAGTTTTGGTGCTGTACTCTGTCAAATAAACAGCACCACCGTATCTTGCTTTATATCTGCAAGCATTACCGCACAACTTTTTGTTTGGATTTCTTGTCTCAATCCGAGTTTTACATACAGGACAATCAAATATCCTATAAGGTCTAACATTCGGATTATTTTTCCAGTATTCCTTTTTCAGGTCTGACATTAACTTCTTTGTTTGCTCTGTATGTGGTTTTACGCCTTTTTGTCCCCTGTTCCAAGCTGGATGAGACTTGCCTTTATTAGAACTACCATTACCTCCAGAAGAATGTTTCTTCTGATTGTAATATCTAACAGTTTTGTTGTAAATATTGGGTGTCCAATAAAGTTGTTCGTCTTTGATCATGTTTAGCCAACGCTGTTCTGCTTCACGCAAATCTTTGTTGTCTCCTTTTAAAGATTCTGCGTGTTCTTTTCTAATATAATCATACATTGAAGAATTGAAATATCTAGTTCCATGTTTTTTGGTATGCATTCTAAATGAGTTATATGCAAACAACATTTTCTGTCTGTGTATACTTCCTCGTTCACACATTCTAATCAGAAGTAAATGACATATATAATGTTCTTTTGGTGTCAACAAACCCAAATTAGCATTAGAGTTGCTTCCATTGAATGGACTACACTTTGGAATTATGTGGTGCTTCTCAAAATATCCTTGACTTTTGTTTAGCATTGTTTATAATAGAAAAGTAACATTTTGAGTATTTGTTGGTTAAAAACATTATGGACTCCTTTATTATATTGTATATATTTATGAAATTTGTAATGGTGGTAGAGATTATACCAAAACAAACTGTTGCAAAACTGTTGAGATTGTGGTAAAAGGAGATAAGTTCATTATTAAGGAGAACGTGAATGGATGAGTTGAAGATCAAAACACCAGCAGAGTTTGCTGAAGAGATTGAAGAGTTAATATGGCAGTATGATATTGATTATATTGATGCTGTTATGCTATACTGTGAACGAAACAATCTAGAAGTTGAGACAGTGGCGTCTCTAGTAAAGGGCAATGCCAATCTGAAGTCGCGAATGCAGAGTGATGCCGAGAACTTAAACTTTCTGCCAAAAGTCGCCAGATTGCCTGTATAAATACATTGACACCAGAAGATATATGGTGTACAACAAGATATACATTATGAATACTGTGGATAATAAACATACAACAACTATACAAACATAAGGAAATATATATGGACTTTAGCAACCTCAAGCGTAATAGCGGTTCAAGCATCAACAAGCTTAACGACCAGCTGAAGAAACTCAACACAAATGAAAACCAGTCAAGCAAAGACGACCGCTTCTGGTATCCTGCAACAGATAAGACTGGTAATGGCTATGCTGTTATCCGCTTCCTTCCTGCTCCAGGCGAAGAAGATGTGCCATTCGTTCGTGTGTTTGAACATGGCTTCAAGGGCCCAAGCGGCACTTGGTATATCGAAAAGTCTCTGACCACACTCGGTCAGAACGATCCAGTTTCTGAGTATAACACTCAACTCTGGAACTCAACTACCGATGAGCAGTCACCAGCCCGTAAGCAGGCTCGTGAACAGAAGCGTAAGCTAAACTACGTTTCGAACATCTATGTTATCAAGGATCCTGCGAACCCAGAGAATGAAGGCCAGGTTAAGCTTTTCAAGTATGGTAAGAAGATTTTTGATAAGATCAACGAATCAATGAATCCTGCTTTTGCGGATGAAGAAGCAATCAATCCATTTGATCTTTGGACTGGTGCTAACTTCAAGATCAAGATTCGTCAAGTTGCTGGTTATCGCAACTACGACTCTTCAGAGTTTGAAGCTGCTGGTCCTCTGTCAAAGGATGACAATAAGCTTGAACAGATTTGGAAGTCAGAGCATTCTCTACAAGAGTTTGTTGATCCAAAGAACTTCAAGGACTATGATACATTGAAGCGTAAGTTGCACGCGGTTCTTGGCTTGAATGAAGCGGCTGCGGCTCGTCGTGAAGTCTTCGAAGATCCTATCGCTCGTGCTGAAGCACCGGTGCAGAGTCAAGCTGCTGCACCAAAGATTGCAGCCGCACAAGATGATGTGCCATGGGCAACAGATGATGAAGACGATGATCTAGCTTATTTCAAGAAGCTGATATCAGACTAAATAGAATACTGGAGCAATGGCAGAGTCTGGCTTATTGCACTCGCCTTGAAAGCGAGAGAACCCGAAAGTCTACCGTGGGTTCGAATCCCACTTCTTCCTCCAGAGTAACTTAGGGGTAGCTTCGGCTACCCCTTTTTTATTGTGATGATGAATCGTCTGGTGTTGGATCGTTTGGTCTACTAGTGAACTTCTCAGCGCCAGCAAAACCAATACCAGCAATCGCGATGTCACGAAACGACTCAAAGATAAACTGTTCAACATGAAGATTGAAGAACGTATTGGAAATACCTAAACCCATCATAAAGAATGTTGATATGAATGCCAAAACACGCTTTGATGATGGATAACCATCGATGTCTTTAAGTAGTTCTGCTATCCATGGAAAAAACTGTGATAGCCATGCGAATAGTTTTATCATAATGATTCCTTATGTTCCTGCGTGATGTTTATTGCCCTGTGCTGGTTCTTCTGCACCAAAATAAGATTCTACTGATTGCCACCAACTACTTGAAGACGAACTTTTGTTGCCCTTAGAACCACCTGGTGGTGTTGGTGAAATAGGCGAAATATCTGGCATCTTACCTGCATAAGAGTCTGATAAGATTTTCTGCTGCTCTTGGTCGAACGTTCCCCAATGGTTCCTAAGTTTAGGTTGTTTCAACTTGATCGCTGCTATATCTATATGCATGTGATCGCGTTCAAATCCTATACCAGTGATACCTTCTTTTAGTGCTGCTTTGAGAACTAGCGTTCTACCCGCATTTGATTGTAGAATAGGATTTCTAGAGTAACCTATGTCTAATGCTGTACCAGAATCGTGTCTTGTGTCAGGTCCTACAGCGCGACGGTGATCGTCTCTCGCGCCTGTAATGATGAACTTGGTGCCGACATCTTTTTCTATTCTTTTGAATGCACCAATGATATCTGGATCAATGCCGTGAAGTGTGACGGGATTAGAAGGATCGGTTTTGAGATTAACTCCCTCAACTTCTTGTGCAGTTAATGGCCTTACTTTTGGTAAAGGCATATTAGGCAAATCAGAACGACTGTTAGGATTTCTTCTTGGACCAGATGCTGGCTTACCTGAAAGACTTATTTTTGTCGTTTCTTCATTTTTAGACACAGACACAGTAGAACCATATTCATCTCCTTCAGTATAGTCTATCTGTTCACCTGCTCCCATAGGAACTGATGTAACGTCTAGTCTTTTAATGTCAGATTCTTTTTGTTGTGAAACTAATGTGGGAGCAGATTTCTTTTGATTCGTTTGCCCAGCGGTGCCTGATATATTCGAAGCAGCTTCTTTTACCTTGCGTTCGTCATCTTTTCTTTCATCTTCAACTGTATAAGGCTTACTCTTATCGCCTTGATCTACATTTGATGTCTGTTCATATTGTGACACATTCGCAGCTTTTGTTTGTCCTCTATCACTCACTCCGATATTAACAATAGACATCAAAATGTCATATACATTGTCCATAACTGTTGATAGTGTAGTCTCTACCGTAACGAACATCTTCTTTAACATTTTGAAAATGTTTTCGCCGAATCCTGCAATCAATACAGATGCAGCAACAACAATGCCAGCAATCATGCCTCCCATGTCACCATCATCATTCTGTTCTTTGGTTACAGCAAGTTCTTCTGGGTTTGTTTCCATTTTTGGCTGCAACTTAACAGCATCTATTTTCTTTGTTATAGAAAATATTCCAACGGCAGACAGAATAGCAACACCCAAATCATGCGTAAGCGCACTAATGCGGTTCTCTTCAGTGAGAACTTTAGTTACGACCTCTACTTCTTCTTTAGGCTTTTTGGATTTAGACCAAAAAGAGTTGATGGTTACATTCGGTATCATTAGCCCATACCGACGCCCATAGCAGGCTCATTTGCATTGAAGAATACTGAGACACGATCTTCATACGATGTTGAAGCAAATGGAGAAGGAATACCGTATTGCTGTGATTGGTTCAACTTAACACCTCTCATAGGCATTGTACTTCTCATTGATCCTGAACTGGATTCCATAGTTTTAGAAGAATAAGGTGGTGAAGATCCCTTTTCAGATTTATCTGGTCGAACATTTCTATCTGTTCCTTCAGCATGTACGATAGAAGATTTCGCTTGTTCGAATGACATACCAGAAGCATCTGGATGCTTTCTAAAGAAGTTCCAGGTGTTCTGTAGTTTGTGATTCTTCTGATTGTGTTCGTATAACCATTTAGCTGCTTTGTCTTGTGTAGTCTTATCAAAAGTATCATTAGGAGAAATGATACCATTGTCCATAATAGTTTGTAGTGTAACACTGTTTATAGAATATGCACCTAATCCACTATCAGCACCATGTGGCAACTTACCTCTAGAGTTAGGTATCAAAACGTTTTTTTGGAAATCGAATACTTCTGATACTTTTAGTTGAGTTAACTTCTTACCTGGGAACTTATCTTGGATTTTACCAAACTTTCCATATCCCAATACAATATCATATGAAGAATCGGCGATTTCTGTCTGTCCACCGCCGCCACCGACTGTATTTTTTTTGTCTCCAGCAGTTGCAGGATTGAATCCTCCAGCAGTTGCAATGTTGCCAGCAGTTACTGGTGTTGTACCTGTGATTAGACCAGCAGCTATTTTTGCTTGGTTCAATGCATCAGAAGCCATATCAGATGCTACATCAACTACTGTCTTTTCGCCAGTGATGATCTGCCAAATCTTTGTTGCAAGATACTCACCTACACTAGCACCGCCAAAGCCTCCGATAAGTCCACCCACCACGCTGCCTACTGCGGCACCAACTAGATTGCCCACACCTGGTATGACAGTACCCAAAGCACCAAAGAGCGCACCACCTGCCGCAGCACCACCAATGGCACCTAACTCTGCTCCAATGAATGCACCTAATGCTCTCACGAAAGCCTTTTCGACTTCATTCCATGATCCTGTACCAATACCAACTTTTAACAAAGCAATCAATGGATCTAAGAACATCAGAAACTTAGCATACTTTGCTATTCCCTGAAGTATTCCTCTAATAGGGACAAGATAGCTGAGTGCCTTTGCCGCTTTACTTGACATTTTCATTGCGCCACGACCGGCACCTTTTGCAAGCATTTTGCCTAATGAGTCCGCTTCTCTGGTAACAACTTCATCTTGTGCCATCGCGATTGGTTTGCCAGACTCATAAGCTTGTTTATCTGAAAACATATTCTTGAAAGATTCGTTGAACTTTTTAGGATCTTTCAATACTACGTTTCTTAGCAATGCTCTTTGTGCAGACTTCAATGATTGTTTTGTGCCTTGCCCAAACTCACCGCGACTTTGCTTATAATATGTGTCAAACATGCTGCGAAGATACTTCTCTTCTGCACCAACTTGTGATATCTTAGTTACACTGCCTTCAAATGGCTGCAACTTTGCTAACAGTGTACTTCCTGTTCTGGAAGCCCATTGAGACAAACCCTCTAAAGATCGTGTCAGAGTTTTAGATGCAACTAGTAATCCAGCAGCTAATCTTTGTGTACCATCCCATGTCCATTTTGCGAACTTGTTATACCAATCAAGTATCGTCGGCATCAAAGCAACGGTTAGAAATGGAAGAATAGAACCGCCAGACTTATCGTTTAGTCCTTTGGCTTTGGCTAGCCATGGATAAGAATCTTTAGTAGAATATTTTAGAGTTTCTTCCTGGCTCGATATCTCTTGCTCTGCTATGCGATCACGTTCTAGTGTGAGGTGATCGCTCAAAACTTTCTTGATGCCGAGCATATGGTTGTCTAGTCGTGACAACTTGTTATCAATAAGCGTAAGTCTAGAAACGATCAACGCCATAGTGTTGCGTTGCATCGCTTGTTCAACATCACGAGGATCTGGCTTTTGATTTCTGCCGAACCAGAATCCTTTTGTCAAAAGAGATTCTTGTTTTGAGATGTTTCGATTTACATCATCAAAGTTTTCTGAAGCAGAGGTGCTAGTTGAGCCAGCATATGTGCCCGATGATGTTTCTTTTTCTACCGATTCTGTGCTATCTGCTTTATCGTCTTTGTTTTTACCAAAGATCGACCTAACTGTCTTCCCAATCTCACCTATCTCTTCAGCACCAATCAACTTGTTAATGATGCCACCGCCTCTTTTAGCAGCGACACCAGCTTCTGCTGCTTCACCTGCAATAGCGCCACCTTCAGCGGCCATGGCGCCACCTTCTGCTGCAATCCCACCAACTTCAGCGGCACCAGCAATCATCTCGCCAGCTTCGATAGCACCTATGATTAGAGGAAGAACCATTCTTACTTGCTTTCTTTACTGACTGTTCTTTTCGGCTTCTATTTCCTCTTTGATCATATTAACGTAGATATCACGCTCAAAGGGTATTAGACTTTCTATTTCATCAATAGTGTAATTATGATATTTTTTCATAGAAAATATCAAAGAATAGTAACCACCCAGATCATTGTGCATCAAACCAAGGTAAAAAAATCATCTAGCGAAGACAGTTCGATTTCTCGTTCTGTTCCCATGCTGTTTGTATATTCGATCTTGTAATATAACTTAGGCATAGTATCAAAGAACTTCTGAATATCGGTAAAGGCAGACACACTTAAAGATTCCACAAATGTCTGTAGTTCTTCTGGCGTTTCATCTTTCGCTGGATAAACGTTCTCGGCATCATAGACGTAATCAATACATGAAGATATCATGAACAATGCAGCATCTTCTTCCGCGATGTCCAGTTCTTCCATTTTGAGAATCATAGTTGCAGTTGGATACTTTAGAACAACGCCGACTTCTTTGTCTACTTTGATCTTGTTCTTGTGTTCTGGTGTATGAACGATTTCGATTTGATCTAGAGGAACTTCGAAGTCATAATGCTTTTGGTCTTCATGATCCATATATCTCAGCTTCACCATGTTGTCCACAGATTTGGCTCTGATTTTGATGAAAAGGTATTCTAGATCAAATGTGGTGAGGTTATCCACATCGACAGATGAACCGTCAGATAACACCACACAGTTGTTGATGATCTGCTTAAGCGCGTTGACGATTTCTTTCTTTGTTCCGCCTGCTTGTGCCATGAGAAGAATCTTCTCTTCTTTGACAAGAAACGGGCGAAACTTGGCATTCTTGTTTGTTGAAGGAATAGTCACATCAAACAAAGGCACTTTGAGTTTTGGTAAAGCCATAATAATCTCCTTGTATTATGATAGATAAAAGTCAGTGTAACTTATAGTCATGTCTACTTTGACGTATTGATCTGTTGCACTCCACGATAAATCGATAGGTGACATTGATCTAAGAAAACATTTATTGAAGTTGTATGTAATCAACTCCTTGGCACCAGCAGTATAAACAATAACTTTTGTTGTAAAAACAATATCATCTTTATACGCAACTTCATAAGGAGATGCTGTATTTGAGAATAATCCGCTGCCACGACTTACATTCAGATCGGTGTTGGCCATAGAATATGATTTATTAAATGCTGCTGTCCCTGAAAGTGTGTTAACAAGATCAACGATACCTATTGGCCGACTTTCTGGAGCAATGATAGTCACACGTAATGGCTGAAATACTGGTCGATAAGGAACATCTTCTAATGGACCATATCCATAACGTCTGATCTTTTCGGTGTCTAGAGAAACATCTGGAAGTTCAACTCTTTCTGCCAAGAACTTATACACCTCATTGTCTAATTTAGAACCAGTAAAAACGACTCTATATAAAGTCGATCTTAAAGTTCCTCCTGCGCCAGATAGCTCTGTTTTGAACCTTTCGATAGAAAACTCTTGAGGATCTACAGGCGGTGGCGCGCGGCGGGCAGTTACCACAATATCCGGATCTACGGGCGAGTCTGGACCTGTTGGTGTATTAGTAGGTGGATTAGATGCCATTATCTTGAACCTCTATTGATAATCTGCTTAGAATCTTTCCAGACTTGATCTTTGCTTGCTTTCGCGAAGTTCTCAACAGGTAGAAACAATGCGATGTCCCATTCTGCTGGAACAATATAGATAAACTTCGATCTTAGATGACCTGTTAGATACTGCTTGATGCAAGGCTTGATGTACTTATTCGTAGCCGCAGCATTCAATATGTTATAACTGATATTCAACTTAGCGTTATCACTCAGATTTGCATCATTAACATACGGATAGAGCATGTCCATCAACTTCGCTCTCAGAACTGGTGGTAGATAGTGTAGATTGATGCCGATGAAGCCGTCTGGAGTCTTCTTCAGAGGGAAAATCAATGGGAACATATCGTAGTAGGGCAAAGTCTTTTTGTACTTTGGATCGTATTGGAACATGTACATACGACCAACCTGAATCTGATTGGTGATTGCAGTCTTGTTCGCTAGTAGTCGCGTCTCGGTAATACTGGAAAGCTTCTTGGCGGTGTTTCGAAACCAGTTACGTGCCTCTGTTGTTCGCCCAGGAACTTGCCCCTGTCGAATGCCTTGTGCTAATGTCTGATCGAATAAACCTATTGCGATGTCGAATATCCTAAAACTATAAATAATAATGTAGATCGCGGTGCCCGCCAAGAAACCCATCTACTCTAACGCTTACAAGGAGCATCAGCTATGTCTATTTATACATCTGATATGGAATGTCGAATATGTTTTCGAGATTTCAAGTCTACTTTATCTCTAGCTAGACACATATCACAAAAACACAATATACCATCAGAGACATATTATCTTACTTACATCGGCGACAACAAATGTGCGCTCTGTTCGTCTGCTACCAAGTTCAAACGACTAGGAGTTGGATTTTCATCCACATGTGGACACAAATGCGGCGCAAAGTTTTTTAGAGAAAATCTAAAAAATGATGATATACGCTATGATAAGTTTATCGATAAAGTCAAAACAAATCAAACTAA